GCAACCTTGAAGGTGTGAGTACTAACTCAACCCCCCATATACTTATAATACTGTATGGTCGGTATCAATGCAATCGGTGGTGTGCCACTTCTTCAACTGTCCACTACTGAATCGGTAAAAAAGCATACCCAATCCGAAACCGAGACCAAACTTTGATGCCATATTCACACTTCTACCCATTTGATTTAGGGCAGGCCTCATACCTTGATTGTGCATTGAATATGGTTTTGAACCTAGTCTATCCATAATAGTATTATAATTGGGTGCGAGAAACAAAAATACGGACTTACGTTCAATGACTTCCCTTATCCTTTCGGAGATAGTTAGGACTTGCACCTAACCCATTGGATGCCGATTTTGTTTCCCTGTACTTATTATGGCACTATATTATTTGATTGTCAAGTATTAATCTCCCTTAAAATCAAATGCCTTTTTTCTCTCTTCCTGACTCAAGTTTACACATCGCCAACCATAATCCCCATTTGTAATTATTGTGGGCATTATATTCATTGATAATGTTATTCTACCCTCTCCCTCGTTATGTTTGTATCCATGTATGATCTGTGCAGGGAATATTATTAACTCGCCTTCCTTGACGACTATTTGTTCATCTTGATTGTGTTCAGTATATTTTTTCCTGAGTACCTGTAGAGAAGGCATCATAGGAAAATATAAACTCTCATCTTTTGAGAAGTGTGTATTGACATGATCCTTTTCTGGATCAAAGTTCACATAATATATTGCTGAGTATAAACAATTAGCGTGTTGATGTGGGTGCTGATACCCGCCTTTACCTGATATATTAATCCAACTATCTGTTACTTGTACTGCCTCCTGTATATAATGTCCTTGAATCTCTTTACCATAGTGTTCTGCTTGTTGTTCACACCAGTTTCTAAACCTACCAAATTTGGCATCGTTCTGTAATATAGAATAATGACCAACGTGTTTTAATTCTTTTGAGTTAGTATTATATGATAACTGATTTAACTTCTGTTCTTCTATCTCTGTTAGTATATTTTCCTTTACCTTATCATGAAATGGGCAAGGTATGATAGCAACAGGTGTTGGTAATATGTTTACTACTTCCATATTATAATAGAGGATAATCCCATAGTTTACCTGACCTAAACGTAGTCATGGCAGTGTGTCTCTCATCTTTTGTTAGTGGTTCAATTCTAACATCATTGATATATCTAGGCATCAAATTACTTGATACTGTTATTCTATTGTTTGCATAGTTAGTTGTATATCCATGGCAAGTATTAGCAGGCCACAACAATAATGAACCCTCAACTCCTATAACTTCATTGATATAATTATACTTTGTTTCCTTTTGATTTGTCAACATATATGCAAAATAATCAGGAAAATTCATACTGTTATTAGGACGATAAAAATATGTTGGCGAGTGTGATTCATCATCAAAGTTCACATAATATAGGGCACAAATGACGGCATTTATATGGAAATGAGGCGATTGTTTGCCTCCAGAATCACACACATTTAACCAACTATCTGTCAATAAGAAATCTGATGTATCATAACCTAGTATGTCCTGTGCATATATCTCTGCCTGTTTCTGTATCCACTCTCTAAAATCTTTATACTTATCACTTGATAGAGGTGAATAGTAATCAAAATGTTCTAGTCCTTTGGCGTGTGCATCTACCTTTTGAAATTGGTATGTCTTACCATGACTATTGATCTCATCAATAAGTAATGACTTTACTGTCTCATGTTCTGGGTACATCACTGCCCCCAACTTCAATGGCAATACGTCAACTGTCCTCATTAAACCAGTGCCCCTCGCCCCATATTTGTTTTATAAAATCATCAGGCAACAAATCTTTTGGTGCAGGCGATGTATTAAAACTCACTGTAATTCTATCTTCATCTGTATTATTGACTCTACTTCCATGTTCTAACCATGAAGGAAATAAGTATAGATGATCTTCTTTAATTGGTATGTCCATTTCATATACACCATAACGAGTAGGTTGTATGTTATGAATACACATCATATATGGTTGTAGTGGCGATACCACAAAAAACTTACCAAAGTCTCCCTCTGGTAGTTGGCAATAAAAAGCACCACTTACGACACTAGACTCATGGCGATGTCTCGCTGTGTATCCGCCTTTAGGTAGTTTATTGTACCACGCACCACTAATAATTGAAGGATAATTTCCTATCTTACCATTATAGTCATCAAGACACTGATGAAAAACATTGAGAAAGTCAACACTACCCTCATCTTGCAAGGGGTCCCAACCACCATGACTACTCACACCATTCACTGCTAAAGAATGTACTGATGTTTCTCCTTTTTCTTTTATATGATTCTTGAAAAACTCTAATCCAGGCGCTGTCCTAAGATCATACTCTTCTAATAATGTCGGAAATAAATCCATATCAATTCCACTTACAATAGTCTATGTTGAGAACAACTCTTAAATCTGTATCAGTACATGACGTGCCTGCATGAAGTAAATCTCCTGAGAATATCACTGCCCTATTCTCTTGTGATTGTACCTTTTGTCCGTCCTCAAAATATGTATATCCATTGTTATCATTGAAATATAACACACATATATGATAGTCTGGTATGTCAGTAAACTTACCTTTATCATCTTGGGGACCTGATACATCAACGTGTAATGGTTTCTCTTCTATATTTGTTGTTCGAGGTGTGGCATTAAACTTAACCCTATGTAAAGCAAATGGATTAAGTGATGCAAACACTGGTTTAATTATACCATAAACATCTGATATTGGTTCAGAATCTATGTAACAGGCATGAGAAAATTGTGGGCAACCATCGCCCTCCATAACAGAGGTAGGAGAATAGTACCAAGGCATACGCCCACCAAAGATATACTCTCTGATGGGCGTAAAAACCTCTGTAGGTAAGAAGTTATCGTAAACTTCTATCATACTTGTATGAATCCATAGGTACGAATCTGATTGTTCTCTCAACTTGTATGCCATCTACCTCGGGCATATTCATATGTTCAAAGAAATCAGTGAATCTGTTATACATTTTTGCACCCTCTGTTCTGTTCCATGATTTTTCTGCCTCATCACTTGGGTGGTGTATAACGATAACAATATGTGGTTTAGCAGGGTTCAAATTGATATGAGTGATAAACTCGGTATCAAGTTTGTTTGTGTGACCTGATGAAGCAGAATATACTAATGTATTACTGTCTCTTAGATCATCACACTTGGCACTTATGATTGTCTTATTAGATTTTAGTTCCCAATTAATGCGAACCTTACCCTCAAGACGATTCTTTTCAGTAATATACTGAGACTTCGCCATTTTCTTGATACTGTTCTGTTCGTTCTTAGTTCTAACCAACAGACCCTCTAGAATTGAAAGGCATCTTGCTGAATCAAAGTCAAACTTTGGGTCTGCAAGTTTGTTCTTAACCAGAGTCTTTACAATATCCTTCTTACTATTTGATGTCTTGTGCTTCTCATCTTCCTTGTTAGCAAGTTTAGATAAGTAATCAATCTCAAGATCAGATAGAGTTTTACCAATATCGTCAGGTAAAATTGCAACTGGTATATCAATTACCTTAGCACACTCTGATGCAGCAGTGAGAGTATGGTTTCCGTTGTTTAACTCTCCAAGTATGATGAATATAGGATCGCAGTTGTCTGTGTTACCACCATTTGCTTCAATCAATCCTTTGATCTTACGAACTGACTTATGATCTAGTTCATCTGCTCTACCTTGAAATCTTGGTACATCAACCCAATCTTCAATAGGTTTCTTACCTACATTGAACTCTCCTTTTCTTCTTCTAGTATCAATGTCAACACATTTCTGTATGTCTAGTGACTTGTGTGAGAATGAAGGCGAACCATTACTCTGATTGTAATAGTTTGGATTGTTTCTCGCATCTACCTCAGAGAGGATTGCGTGTTCAGCGTCTTGCATTTGTTTGTATGTTCCGTATTGTAGTATTTTGAATATTAAAACAGGTTCTGACCCTGCCATTACCTTTCTAAACTCAGGATTCTTTGAACTCTCAAGATAAGTGTCCTCAGGCAATCCCAAGTGAATACCAACATACTTCATAAAGTTCTCGATATTGGTGTACTCATAGAGATACGCCACACCGCTTCCTTTGAGTGGTATGTATTCTTTAATGGAGGGCGGAAATTGTTTCATGCACCCATTCTATCATGATCTTTATTGTCTGTCAACTCTAATCCACAAATAAATTACCACATTTGGGGCAACAGTGGACTTTCTTATCATATTCCCCATACATTTGTTTGTAAAGTCTAGGATTAGATTTCTTGATTAGTAACTCATCAAGTTTCTGTACTTGTTTTTTCATTTTCTAGAATCTGGAGCATTTCTAAAGCGCCTTGTACCTTTAAAAACTCCTCTTTTTTGAGTTCAAAGGTTTTACTCAATTCTTGTATCTCTACTTGTAGATCATTCGCTCTCTTAGTCAGATCTTCTTTATGACTCATAATTTTGATGCACTTACACTTTATATATTATACCATAATAAATAGATTTGGCAAGGTATCACTACTTATATGGATATTGAACAGAGCAAAAGGGATTACGAGATACTGAATAATCCAGAGTTACAAAGACATGAGAATAATCCATCTGAGGTGCAAGACATCTGTAGGCATGATATGGTCTATAAAAGTCTCGCAACTGTTGGAGACTTCACTTGTCGTATCTGGTACTATAATAGTGACTATGATGCCTTAAATTCTACTGAGGGAACTAAGAGAATACATATCGTACCTAGTGAATCAGATTTCTTAGAGGACTATAATAAGTGGTTGAATATTGCTAATGCAACTTGGAGCGAAGGTGTCATATTTGTAAACCCAATCATTAGATTGAATGGCACTACCTTTCCAAACAATAAAGACTTAAAAGACTGTGTAAAGTATATCTCTGGCGTAGCAAACCATTATGGGGCATCAAAAGACAAAATTGTATCTATAGACCCACTAGACGGCGACAAGATATATGAAATGAGTTATGACGTAACTTCTGCAAAGACATACTCTGATGTATCAAATAATGTTTATTCGGATTTTACATCAAATGTCACAGCAGGCAGTGTGAGTTTGGACTACACTACGTCATTTGCTACTGGTTCTATCGGTTTAGATGCCATTAGAACACTCTTTAGTGGTAACAATAACATTGGTTCATACTACAGGGGTGGAGGGGTAGCAAATATAAACCAAAATAATAATGTTCCTACCAGTGGTCAAATATCTTTTAGTAATCTTAGAAACGTAGTAAGTGCGGTCACTGCTGAAGTAAATGGAAACTGGACTCATTTACAGGCAAGATATGAAATATATGGTAATAATATCTATCAGTCTAACTTGAAAAAGACTATGAACATCAATGGTAACGTGGGTGCTGCTGACAATGCTGACCCTGCCATTAGATTTAACAGTGGTGGTAATGGTATCCTTGAATTAAATGTCGTTAATACAAGTAGTTCTCCAGTAGTCAGAGGTTACTCTGGTAATAGTGGTAGCGCAAACAGTGGTACTGGAGGAGGTGGAGGAATTGCTTTAGTTGCCTCATCAAACGTAAGAATTCCTACAAGTCACTACAACAACCGCATTAGAGGTGGCGGTGGAGGTGGCGGCGGAGGCGGTCAAGGAGGTAAAGGTGGCGGTGGTGGCCACGGCGGAGGTAGAAGGTGTAAAGGTTGGTTCTGTGGTGGTAGTTATCGTGTCTGTTCTAATAATGGTGGTGCAGGCGGTAATGGTGGTGCAGGCGGAACAGGTGGTAGAGGTGCTGGATATTATTGGAACTCTGCTACTGCTCAATGGATAGCCGCTTCTACAGGTGGTGGGAATGGTTCAGGCGGAGCAGGCGGTTCTTCTAGGTCAGGTGGTACTGGTGGTACTGGTGGCAAAGGAGGAGATGGAGGCAGTTTTGAATCTAATGGTTCAAATGGAAATATAGGAAATACTGGTGCAACAGGTGGTGCAGACCAAGAAGGGTGCGGATACCATAGTAGTGGTAGATCAGGAAAAACAGGCACTGGTGGAGGTCCTCCAGGCGGCGGTGCTAGTAAGGCTACTGGTAACGTAACAACTACCTAGTTAAATCCATATATTAATTCACGTTTAAGACCATCTTGGTTGGCAGTCGCTAGTTGACCACCTACGACTCCCTTTGGTAACTCTTCCCATGTAGATAGTTCGGAAAGCCAGTCAGAGGGAAACCAATCAAGAGACTTTGTTACCTCTATGATAGAGGATACTGATGTAAAGTGAGATTCTCTTCTCTCACTATATGTTCCAAAATTATCATTAGGAGTAGTTCCGTTTGGAGCATCTTTCATAAACTGAGTAGATAAAAAGAATCCAATCTCTTTGACAAATCCATCAGCGTTGGATTCTAGTTCCATTTCTATAAGATTGTTGGTCTGGTCAGTGGTTATCGTATCAATGCAATCTGTCAATCCTTTTATGTTCTGATATAATTTTGTATTCGATCTAGTCCCAACATATTTTAAAACATCTTCTGATAAGTATGAATCAGTCTTTAATAATCCTATCTTGATTGTCTTATCTATTCTACTAATCTTAGCGACAGATACCTCATAGTTACCAAATTCCTCAGGCACCAATAAATCCAGTAATCCTTTTAGCATTGATGTATCAGGATTGCCTGTGACTTCTGATGTGAGTTGGCATATAGCATCAACTGTAGCATCTATCAAAGGCACACCTTCAAAGACAAGTAACTCATTTGACAGTACACCATTCTTCCAGTAGGCATAAGTCTCTCCCCCTAGATATTTGAATAGAGGATTCTCTCCTATATGACCATCAAAGTATTGGAATTGATTAATACCTGTACGAATCATAGAACTAAATCCATATTCAGTTTCATTTCCCTCTGACTTTATAAATGCCGCTGCCTGATTAGATGTAGTATCAGAAAAATAATCAGGATTGGCCTCTATGATTTCTTTTATGGCATCAATATCCACACTATTAAGTAAGTTAGGATACTTACCTGAGTTAGATACTGAAATTAATTTGTCTAAATCAACCATTGCTTTCCTTTTTGATAACTGAACCAAGTAATAACAGAATATCGTTCGCCTTCGGTAACTGGGGTGACTTCATGTTTGAATAGGTGATTGCAAGGATAAACATGAGCAGAGTTACCACCTGAGAGTAAGTCATGTTTCTCCCAGAATCTAATCCCACCACCCTCATAGTCATCATTGATAGTATATGATGAAGTTACAGACCCAGCATCAGCATCTACATCAGCATGAGGAGACAGGAAACCGCCAACAGGGTATTTACATAACCAATACCCTGAGTATTTATCGTATATAGGGTCTGCTGGTAATGTATTACCACAATCTTTGTATATCTTAGGCATCAGTTTCATATGTGCCCTGTGAATCAAATCATATATCTCCCCATGATGAGGTTCAACTTCAAAGTGGGATCTCCAACCAGTTACTTTATATAAGTGTGTGCTGCGATCAGGTTCTTCTGGATCAGGAAAATCTATTCCTCTACATAATTCGAGCAATCTTCTATGATCGACTGAAGAAAGAACATTCCGATAATGAAAGATATAGTGAAGTAATCCGTCTGTTTCATTCTGCATCTATGTCTATGCCTAAACTGTCAGGCCACACAAATCCAGACATTGAAGTTCTCGTTCTGTCTGTGTACCAACCCTTCTTCATCACGGCAGTATGCCACATATATGAAGGATATATGACCAGTCTATTGAATTTCATTGGTACATGATGTTCTTCTTCCCAAACATCTTCTATTAGTGTAGTATCATTATCTATCTGATCTAGTGCCTTGTCTTGAAAATCATATACCCACTCTTTAAAATTCCAATATTCCTCTGTTCTTTTATATGGTTTGTACACATTCTCCATATTAGTAAGTCCAGTTCCCTTGTGTCTAAAGAATGATGTGCCTCCCTGTGCATCTACTTCTGGATTAAGATATAAAACTGTTGCGAATACTGCTGGGTCAACATGAGGTTGGATCGAAATTCTATTCACATCTGTGTCGCTGTGCATTGCATTGACCTGATATGATACTTTTACTTCACTGGGTTCTATATTCTTAAAGTCTGTGCATTTCTGAATCATGTGTCCAACAAGCAAAGACACCTCAGGCAGATCAATGTGTAACTTTGACTGATAGCCTGGAAATACCTCGTCTGGATCTCCTTTATGTAAATCATTATATTGCATCGGCAACTTAGATACTATCTCACTAATAAACTCGTGAGGGTTCTCTAGCACCTCGTCAACTATGATGATTGGGTGGTTTTCTATTCTTGTTACTTCGTAATGTAGGTCATCTGAGACTTTGTGAGTCTTTTCATCAATAATATTCAGTTGGATCATAGTTTATAACTCTAGGTTGTATTCAGCAATCATGGCGAACATTTTATTCTGTATATGTTCTAGGTAGGATTTATTGACTGGCGGTATATCCTCAGTCTTATCAAGATAATCGGTGATCGTGTGGTGAAGTATTCTCACCTCTTCAATCCCCATTATTGCTTCGCAATGCCAGTCTCCATCTTGAAACTGTTTAGGTTCGTATCTATCTTCCATTAGAAATCATCTGGTGGAGATATCTTCATAACAAATCTGAGTTCGTCAATCTCTTTCTTAAGTTCTTTGACTGCCTCTATCAATAGAGGAACTAACTTCTCATATTTGACTGTTAGATAATCATCTATTGGTCTGCAAGCAACTGCCTCTGGTAATACTTCTAATACCTGTTGAGCAGATACACCAGCGTGTCTACCATCTGGTAAATCAAGTCCTTTACCTGTCTCATTGAACTCATATGTGAATCCACTTAACTTACATACCTTAGCAACAGCACCTTCAATCTGTTCGAGATTTGTTTTTAATCTCATGTCAGATGCAAAGGCAGTAATGTCTCCACCGACTGATAGGTTAGTACCATCAAAGACTAAGTTACCATTAGTTGTAGTCGAGTTTGTATTATTGTTGAATGGGATTCTATTCTGAGCACCAACCACGTTAGTTGCAGTTGTAGAAGTGACTGAATTACCATCAATACTACCCTCGATAGTAGTATTTGACTTCAGTGCTTGAACAGTGAGTTTAGTTCCGTTAAATGTGAAGTTACCACTAGTAGAAGTTGTATTTAATGCACTGTTGTAAGGAACTCTACCACTAGCACCAAAGAAGTTGGTTGTAGTTGTGGCAGTGTTGGAGTTACCAGCGAACTCAGTTCCAACGTCAGAGTTAAATGTACCTGTAACAGTCAGGTTGGCGATTTCATTATTACCACCAATAGTCGCATTATTACCTGTGATTCCATCAGGGAAGGCACCAGCACCGCCTTGGAATATACCAGTTGCAGTAATATCCTTGACTTTTGTACTACCATTAGAGTCTCTACCCATGATAGATGCACCTGTCGTCCAGTTGCTGTCTATCATTGTAAGACCATCAAGTAAGTCAGCGTTCAAGTTGACACACTTAGATGTAGATGCAACTTTGATAGGAGGAACATTGGTTGCAGTAGATTCAAACTGGAATGACTTAATCTGTCCAGCAGGACCTGCCTCAATGGTCATGTTTGCATTATTACCAGCACTCAAGGCAGTAATAATACCAACGTCAGCGGTGACTTTAGGAGCAGCAAGACCATCACCACCTGATGTCATATTGATTCTCGCCATTGTCATAGCGAAACCACTGATACAAGTGTAAACACCAGCGTTAGCGAATATAGTCAACTGTTCTGACTCTACGCCAGGAGTAGGACCATATTTACTACCAATATATCTGGTAGTCAATCCATCAGAATCTACATCATTAGAGAAGTAGGCATCTGGCCCGATCAAGTCATCAGTAAATGTAATGTCTGTACAGGTTAGGTCAGCAATGTTTGCAAGTTCAATGTCTGCGTTACCACCACCAGCAGAAGGAACTGTTAGGTTAGTGATAGTTGCATTTGTAACTGTCTCGTTAGCAATGGTCGCACTGTTTGTTACTTGTAAGTTAGTAACAATACCTGTGAATACTCTGTTCTCATTGACATATTGTGTACCAACGTGAGATAGAGTTGTAATTCCTATGTCAGCATACAGTCCATTAGTTACAACACCGACTGTAACGTGTAGATCAGTAATGATACCAGCCTTCGCATATAAGTTAGATGATGCTTCAAGTACACTGAATGAACCATTGTCTGCATTGACAAATGTACCATTGAATGTACCACCTGTACTCTCAAGGTTTCCAACTTTAAGTGTACCTTCAAATGTACTTACACCAGCGAATGTGGACTTCATAGGTCCTTCAACCACTATCTGTGATGCTGGTTTGAATGTTACATAAGTACCAACAACTTCCATGTTGTAAAGTCTGGAAGTACCAGCCTCATGTACCTGTGTGTAGTATCCATGTTGTTCCCAAGGGATTCCCTCATAGGATATACCACCTGTGGTATTGTATCCCCAGAAATTTGCGTTCTTCTTAATTACTAGAGTATCATATGACACACCAGCGAATGACTGGTTGGCAGCAAATGTAACCATACCAGACACAAACAAGTCTTTGATCTTGGCAACACCATTACATTCAAATGAATCTTTGAAGTTGAATACACCAACGCCAGACTGTCCAATACCTATCTGATCAAACTTATAGAATGATCTATTTGTTTCCTGTGAAACTGCACCAAATCTTCTCCACTCACCCTCTGCAAAGATGTGTCCTAAGTATCCACCAGCCGCAGGCACACCCACGAATGATAAATCACCTGATCTTCCAGCAGATGTAGGAGTAGAAATACCAACTGTGATGATCTTACCCTGTGGGGCATCTCCTCTAAGTGATAGAGTTACAGTCTCAATACCATCATCAGATGTGTTGGTAAGTTTCTCTGTCATGTTGACAGGACCATAGAACTGTGTGGTTCTATTGTTGTTGTCTCCACCCTCAACTGTGAGTGACTCTCTAATCAATACTTCATCAAATACACCTGATGCTCTCTTGATTGTCTCAGCCTCAGCATCATCACCAACATAGGTGAATACTGGTGCCTCAAGAACTTCTTCTTCACCAGTGATTGATGATAACTTCTTATATCCTGTAAAGAAGTCTCCTGAGTCGTTCATACCAGTATAAACAACTGTACCACCGTCTAGTTCCTTCTTCTGAGCAGTCAGTGATTCAGTATCAGATAGAACTCTGTCCTGTTTCTGTGGTAATGATGTAGAGTAGTTTCCTGATCCATAACCAAGATATTCAAATGTATGACCAGAGGCACGAAGGATCGAAGGTCTGCGTAATTCCATGGCAAGAACCTTGATCTTCTTGATCGTAGTTCCTGTTATGGCAGGCGATGCCAGTGTACCAAACTGTCCACGAAGTATATTGTTTATGTTATCACTTGTAAATCTTACGACCTCTCCATTTATAATACAGTAGTCTCCTCTTCTGAATCCTTCAGTAGATGAAAGAGTAATAGTTGTATCAGTAGATGTTAGTGGAGCGTTAAGAGTTGTGGATATACCAGTATAGAAGTATGATGCTCTATCAGCTAAGTTGTTCTCACCAGCACTCAATGACTTACCATTAGCAGATATACCAGTACCAAACAGTCTAGTATCAGTCAACAAGTATGATGTTGCAATACCAGATGTAATAATACCAACATTACATGTAATACTTCTTAGGGGAATATCTTCCTCAACACCATCAACAACTAACTTTCTGTCATCAAATAGTGGGTTCTTAGTTCCTTGAATTACAAATGAGTTTCCAGGCACAAGTGAGTGGTTGTTGTCAACTCTAATAGTTGTAAGTCCAGTTTCTCCAGTGACATCAATATAAGTTACACCAACACCAATGTTTGATAAATGATATGTTGGAACTCTTCTGTCATCTCTATCTTTGAAGTATGGATCTAGATTTCTAGCAGTTCCTATCTCAACTGAAATAGACTTAGATGTAGGAATATCTACGATCTTGAATGTACCATTTAGTTTTGGATCTTCAAAACCAGTTAAGTTTAGTCCATCACCTATGTTGTTAAAGATAGATGTGACTGAAACAACACCAGCAGTAGTAGGAGCACCAGCAGGGAATGATGATACAGTCATGGTATTTCCTATACCATATCCGCAACCGCCATCAACTAAACTGATATCTGTAATAGTACCAGCAGCAGACACTGTTATCTTAGCAGAAGCGTTCTGTCCAATCAAGGCAACGTTTTCTAGGTCTGCAGCATAGATGACTGTGGCAATTCCTGATCCGTTGTTATATCCAGCGCCAGGAGTTATAAGTTCTAATCCCTTGACTGAGTTGAAGTTATGCTCAACGTCAGTAAACAGAGTAACAGTGGTATTACCAGAACCAGTAATTACTGCACCTGTAGCAGCATAACCTACCTGTTGTCCCTGCATGAAGTAACCAAGAGATTCTTTAGTGATGGATCTCTTTTTGTCACTTGTTACAACGTCACCTATAACAGAAGCACTAGCATGAGTGATACTTGGTTCTGGATCTGAGTCGTAGTTGTCTCTATCTTGTTGTGGATATAAGTTTCTTACGTCCTGTGAGAAGGACTTCATTGATACACCAAAACCTAGATCCTTGTCTAGTGGTATTGATGAACATACTAAGATGACATTATAAACACCATCTTGTCCAGATGTGCCAGGCACATGAGGTCTGTTCTCTTGAACCCTATAAACTGCAAAACTATCATTCGCCTTTGATCTTTGAACTGTTGGTAAGGATTCTACCTGTTGTTGTGTAGTTCTCTGGTTTACTTGGTTGAGGAATAAGCCTGGATCTGTAGTAATACCAGTAACAGTGAACTTCTTAGTTGATGTAACATCAGCTATAGGGTGTTCTCCATTGTATCCTAACTTAGAAACTGCTGTACTGTTGTTTACAGAGGAAATATTCCTGATAGTTACAATATCATTTGGTTGTAATCTGTGTGGTTCTTCTGTTGTATATGTAAGAGTATTAGCATTGTAAGATGCGGTCTTAATAATCTTGACGTTCTTAAGTTGAGTTGGGTTACTCAAGTCTGCACTCAAGAATGATGCACTACCTACACCAACTGTCTTAGATTCCTGTAGAATGAAACCAGGCTTCGGAGCACGAGCATTGGTATGTTCTTTTGGTATAACATATCTTGCTCTATAAACTCTATCAAGCAATGATCTGTTATCTACTCTTCTCTTGAGGAATGTAGTACCTGTTTCTTCTCCAATAACACCCACACCAATAGTGTTAAGGGCAGGGAATATAGTATTAGTTGCAGTGCTAGGAGATGCAGTTAAATACCAACCACCAACTGTATTCTGAACATTATTAATGGTATAAGTCGTCTCATCATACTGCATTGGGTGGCCTGGATCGCCAGGAGTCTTGTCTGATACAGTTGATCTAACTGATAGTTTACCACCACCATTAGAGATACCAGTGATAGGTCTACGAGCAACAGCATCGTTAAATGTAGATGCCAACTGTATTCTATCCGCAGCAAGTGTACCACCAGATATGGCAAAGTATATCTTGTCATTGATAATACCACTTGGAGTTTCACCTGTGTTACTGAATACTCTTATCTTTTCACCATTTACTAATTGATGATTAGTTTTAAATTGAAGTACGTTTGAAATAATGGCGTTGACACCAGAGTTTCTAATTACCTCATACTCTTTTACTGATGAAGTTCCAATACCACTAGGAACTTGCATAAAGATAGGTGATTCATAAGTTTCCTGTACAGCCTGTCCAGATAAAGTATTAACTAAACTTAGGAATAACTTATCATCTTTTCTAGCACCAACCTTAAATGAGTCAATCTCATGTGGTGGAACAATCTCTTCGTTGTCATATCCAAAGAGATAGAATCTATCTGTAACACCAACACCAATAGTTTTTCTGGTATCAATAGTTAACCAAGATACAGTAGAGTCCTCTCTTACTATCTCTCTTGGTGGTATGATATGTGTGATATAACCTACGTCGTCTCTATCAAATGACTCTGGACGGAAACCTCTAGCCTCAAGAGCAGTCTGTCCAAAGTTAGAGTTAGAGTTGGTGATTGATGCGTCACCGCCTCGTTCTGCATGGAAGTGTCTAGCATATGCAATAGCGAAAACAGACACCAACTGGATAACAGAATTATTCCTAGTCCTCATGTGTGAGGTTTCATAATTCGGTTTGTATATCGCCCTTGAGTTAGAGTGTAGTGGTTTCTCTGACTCTGCTACTGTTGTCGTATCATTGAAGATTGCAGTAGTGGGATTATATAAAATGAAGGCGTTATCGTCTTTCTGAATTGAAATACCAGTGAACTGAGCACAAACCATAGATTTGAAACCAGTTGCCTTGTCTCCATCACAATCCAATCCATTCATACCAAACACTGAACGGAGTGATACGTTGAAGATATATGGAGAAGCAGATCCAACTGTGTCTGACTCTACAATAACACTAGAGTTCTGTATTTCCTGTGCAGTAGGTAGAGCATTGCCTGGAATATTTGAAGTCTCAAACGTAAACTGAGTAGGACTTAATATTTGATCTACAAGGAATGAACCATTATAAGATGTAATAGCAGTAGTAATACCAGTGATTAAGACAGGAGTATCTTTGAATAATCCATGTGCCTTATTAGTATTGACTGTAATAGTTGCACTTGGAGTGTTACCATCACCAGCCTTGATAGATGTAACACCAACTGGGTCTGATTGTAAGTCTCCAACGATTCTAAATTCATCTACGTTGGGTTCAAAGTCATCAAATGTTGGGTAATCACCAACTGGTCTACCTGATGAGTCTCCATATGCCTTTGCAACCTTGAAGTAGAACATATCAAGGTCAGTCAATCCAGTATCTGTGCCATCAATCAGTACGTTGTTGATACCATCAGCATAAGTGAATGTTCCTAACTTATGGTGAGAGTATGAAGGAGTCTTTGTATTGCTGTCGTAGTCATAGTATGCAGTTTTGGTGATGTCTGCATCAAATATAGTGAAAGCGGTGAAGTAACAAGTACCAGTAACCCTAAGAATACCAGCATATTGCATCTCCTCATTTTGTGGATCTGGAACAAAGAGTGGTCTTAGTTTGGTTTTACGAAGATCCAAACCAATAATAGATGTACCACGAGGCATGATAGCACCACCTTCGGTACTATTATACTTGTATAATTCGTTGTTAGGGTCTAATACATCAAAGTTACTCTCTGTTGTAAACTGAGTCAATGATGTTACTTCATATCCAGCGTTCTTTCTTTGTTTAAATTCTGCGTTACCACCATTATTTGTGACAGTAAATCCAGGCCTGTTGTCAATGTAGTGTACGCCAGGATATGCCAGAATGGTAGTTCTGTCTATCTTATCGTTGTTCTTACCAGTTTGATATGAGAACCTTGCAGCCTCAATCAGTGCCCTCTGAATGGTTTTAAAGGGTCTTGTTTGAGAATTACCTCTATTTTCTATGCTGTCAGTAGCATCGAAGTCACTGGGATTAACATATAGTATATTTCCCTCTGCGTTCTTCAGAAAGTTTTCTAATCTTGATAGAGGCATTTTACCTTCTTACTATAAATTTCTTCTAACCTATTTAGAC